TGGTAGATAGGGTGTCTTAGTTGCAGGGTTGGGGCTGACGCCGCCTGCGCTGTTCCAGGTGGTGCAGGTACTTCCGGTTACAGCCGTACATACTCGGTTACTTTGGCTTACCAAGTTATAATACTGCCCTCCAACCCCGCACCCAACTTCTGCGTCTGTATATGCAACCACCCCAGAACCACAGGTAACGGAAATTGCAGGAGGTATAACACTACTCGTAATCGTCTGCGAAGCTCCTGTTATAGTTAAAAACCCAGAAGTAAAACAAATAAACTGAGTCTGAGCGCATACCGTAATTGTCCACTGTGTCCCGGAGGGAGTTATTAAGTTATTATCTGGAACCGGTACGCTCGTAAAAGCCCCAACGGCACTTAGAGAACCTGTTATAGAAACAGGCGTATACGGAGCTCCGCTTAGTCTATAAGAACCGTTAAACTGCGGCTTTGGTATAAAATTAAACGTGTACGTACCATTATTCCACGTTTGTCCGCCCGCGTCCGTAATAGTCGCAGAAACGTTAGTGTTCTGAGCGTGAACATTAAAAGTAAATAGAAAGAAAAGGAATACGCCTAGAGATATTCTTTTTAACATAATTCCCCTAGTTACTCGTTGATGCAGCTACTTGAAAACTTGAATTTGGTGCACTACCAGCTAATTGTGACGCTGCCTTAATCGTATACGTATGATCACCTTCGGTACGAAGAGTAAAAGTAACAGCGGTATTATTTGTATAGGTTACGGTTGTGTAACCACTATACGTAAGGTTAGCGAGGGCCCCGCTCGAACCGTTACTCTGCGCTGAGTTGGACCCTGCCATATTGACGGAACCGTCGTTTACCCACGCGGAGTAACCTACACCACTTGAAGCGGTAGTGATGTAGATTGAATAAGACATCAACACACGACATGGACACCCACTCGACGGCATAGTGATGGTACGAGTCATTACGTCGGTCTGCGTTGTCGCAGAGACAGCAACGTCTCCTCCGAGAGTTGTAGCTGAAAAGACCTGGATAGCTATAGGTACCGCAGCAGCCGCGCATATCGGGGTAAACCCGGCGTTTAGTCCTTGCGCGAAGTTATTTCCCGTACAGTTGGAAGTTGTCGCTGGTAACTGCGCTCCAGTAGCAGTTCCACTAAGATTTGCAAACGAAGGCTGCGCTTGACTTATTGTGCCATCAGTATTTACAGAAGTAAGAAACTGATTTGTTACCGTAGCCTTAGAAAAAATCGCTCCTATACTCACAGGAGTTGGACGAGGAAGATCCGCTCCTACGATATAACGAACTGTCATAGGGCCGAAAGTTGGGGTAGCCGGAGCAAGATTCGTGACCTCAAATACGCTAACAATTCCATTAGTAATACCACAACCAGGGCAGGCTGCTGAGGTTAAGCTACCACTGAACGTCGTCGCCCCTCCAACGATATTAGTCGCAGCGAGTAGAATTATCTCAGTACCTTGTCCAGTGTTATTAATTACATAACTAACAGGAGAGAAAACATCCCCGACAGAGTCAGTAAAGGAAACTACACCCACGGGGCCTAAATTATTTGAGGTGAATCCTGACATAATTGCAACAATTAAAGACCTACCTGCGGTTGGGGTAAATCCTATCGCTTGATTCGAAAAGCTGCTGAACGCACCGCTAATTATATTAGCTTGATTCGTAAGCGTAGGGGTGAAGCCTACTCTGGCAGTGAACAACGCCAAGGCCGCGGACCAATTCGGACTAGTGTTGCCGATCGCTCCTGTCGCTGTGGCTGTAGTCGTACCGGAAACGTTCTTGTAGAAATACTCTTGCAGGACGCTGTTCAGACTTGAGGCGGTCCAGGAAACATCCGGTGTGAAAGCTGGTGCATTACCTGTATTATCTCGAACCGAGAAAACCATAGCAAAATCACCTGATTGCTTAGGTGTGGCGCTTATAGAGATCGGAGATGCCGTTCCAGTCGCCGTCGAGATAGCAAAGTCTACCAAATCCGTAGCAGTACCCGAAGGACCAGCATAAAATGTATTGGCATTCTGACTAATCGGAGTATATGAGAACGCAGGAGTAGTTGTTGGAGTAGCAATATTTACGTTAAAAAGCGGTGAGATATTACCAGAACTTATACTAGTAATCGTCCCACTACCTGCAAGAGAAACTATCGGAGCGACCCATATATACGAATATGTAGTTACTCCAACTCCCCCGACGCTTACTACATAATTCTGACCGGCCGCAGCGAAGAACACATAGTTCCCTTTAGCATCGGCGTTAGTAGGGTTAGAAAGAGGCTGAGTCAGTGCAACATCAGAGAATATACTCGCAGTTCCGGTACACACAGAACCAGCAGGTGGAAGCAAGGCCCCGTTACACACTGTCACAAGAGCACTTGGAACTATCTTCGTCAGCCCAGTACCAGCGGATGTGTTAACGGCGACCAAGGCAATATCTCTATGTCCAGCGCCTTGAGCCTCGCTTCGCGTTGAGAAAACGCTCAATAGAAAACAAACAATGAATAGCCTTAATACAGCAGACGCCACCGTGGCTCTTAGTGTTATTTGCGTCGAAGTCGCGGCTACGCTTCCAGTATAAATGTCGCAGGCCCGATCTTTTTGCATAATCCAGTAACCCACAGGAAGCCTTTGAAGATTATGATTCACAGTAAAATCTGTATTCGGAGCGACTGGGGCTACTACGTTTATCCAGGAGCCGTTTATGTTATCGAGATTCGCTCCGTCTCCGAATCCGATTTGGCCGTTAATAACTCCGATTAAATTTTGGTAAACCTGTTTTATCATCTGAACAAATTTATCTAGAGACTTTTGTTCAGGTCTTACAAGAGTAAAATTTAGATTTGGGGCGGCTTTCATTAGTCTATCACACCCCCACGCTGCTCACCGGAAATATCAAACATCGGGCAAAATTCTATTACAGCTCCAGGTTGCCCAGCAGTTATAGAACAGGACCATGTGATTCGAAGGCCAGTGACGTTAAATCCAAGGACGGTGCTTATCGAATCTCCAGTGCCACTTCCGAGAGTTACTATTTGAGTCTCAGAATAACCTTTATCATTGGATACAGTGATAGTGTACGTAACCGCTCCCTGATCCTGCACTGCAAGTCGAAATTTCTTTACTGTGTGCTTATGTCTACGATCTTTGAAAATGTGTTTGCCAGAGGTTATAACTGCGTCCTTTTCAGAGTAGTTCGTAAAATCGATATAAGCAACTTGACCTGTGCTATTACCAATAGCGTAGCCATCTAGAGAATTACTCCCTAGAGTTGCAGGAGTCCAGTTTTGATCTATGATTCTACCAACAAGATCAATGATTCTAGTTCCGGAAGGATTAAAGAACTTACCAGAAACAGTCTGAACCCCTGCGTAAGAAAAAGGTGTCCAGTTATTCTCATCGAAATTATAAACCCAAACCCGAACTCCAGGTATAAAGAGCCAGTAAGCGTTAAAAATTTGGCCCTTGATATTCTGAGTTACATACCCGAAGGCGTTGGCTGGGTTTCCAGAAATTAGATCAGCATAGATTCTAGAACGTGCGCCTATACGACGTTTACCATCAAGAGGCATATCTCCGATGGGGATAACCGAGGATTGATTGAAGATATAAACATTATCAAACCCAGCATACGCAGCGCATTCTACCCCGTCTCTATTAAAGCGATTCAGAGAATAAGGACAAAAATTACCAACATTCGAGTTTGCTATTGCGGTGAAATAAAACGGCGCTAACCCCACCCCAGTAGGCTGGATCTGAACGATACCCCAGTTGTGCCATCCATATCCATACTGACCAAGTTTAAGGAGACCCTGCCCAGGTCCGAGATTATTAAGATTGTCATTTACTCCGGCAGTAAACCCAGTCCAATCCGTCGGATCCCCAACCCCACTCCAGCGATAGCGTTGAGTAAAATTAATCCCACCCTCAACGGTGTTAAGAGCCATCAAATGCAAACCAATCTCAGCCATGTAAAACGCCGCAGGAGCATTTGCAGAACTTTGAGAATAACCTACGGTTATACCATCCCAAAGCCAGACTTTGTCAACTCCTTGAGAGAAGAGAAGTTTGTTATTAAGAACATCCCAACTAAAAACTTGTGTCGCGGAGCCTGTGAACCCTGCTCCGGTTATATTCGTCCAAGTTTGGGTCAGCGGGTTCCATTGAAGCAAACGAGTCTGAGTCATAACTACCTGAACCCTGACTCCGTTTTTTGTAAAAAAATCAGCTATCCCTAAAACAGGCTCATTAGCTGGCGTAGGAAAAGCAGGAAGCGCAGTGAAACCCGGGCGAACATAAGCAACACCTTTTCGAAAAAGAAAATTCGTAGAGTCAGCAAATCCGTAATCCTCAATCTGGTCTAGAGGAAGCTCGCTCTGAACCCCACCGAAAGGACCGGTAATCGGAAACTCAAAGAGTTCCTCTGTTCTAGCCTGTTCACGTTGTTGAAGATTAGCCAAGGAACTCCAGTCTAATTCTGACGTTATATACAACTCCTGCCACGGCGCCTGAGTTATTTACGGACCAAGTGATATTCTGACTAGCAGCCGAGAAGAAAGTAGTTACGTTTGCAACAGGGCTATTATTGCTACTACCTGCTGGAACTGA